GGCACCGGCGGTCCAACCCCAGTGGCCACCGAGTGGCAGATCATCGGTTACGACGACACCAACGCCGGTACGGTCCGGTGGCATCACTGCACCGGGTTGTCGACGACTCCGACGTGGGCCCATTCGGACGGCACGTCGGGCGGTGACAGGTCCGGCGTTGTCGACACTGTCCGGTTGGGCATCGGTCCGGACGGGTTCCGGATGAGGGGCCATGTCGCCGCTGGGGCTATCGCAGCCGGCCGGTTGGGCGACGCCGGGTTTGAGGCGTTGGGCGTCACGTCCATGGCGTCGTGGGTCGCCGCGGCCGATCTCGCGTGGCAGTTCAACGTCGCGGTCGGTTCAACCGCACTGGTGGACCTGACCGGCGGCAGCGCTGACCAGACGTCACTGACCGGCACGCCCACATTGGACACCGGCCAGGAACCGCCCAACTGGACCTACTACAGCTCCTCGATCAGCCAGGCAATCAACCCGGTCACCGAGACGGACAGCGCGGCCGCGTTCGGGCGTCTCAAGGCGCGCGCCCTCGGCGTGGTCGGCGAGACCGACACTGCTGTCGCCCTCGCCCGCACGAAGCGCCGGGCACTCGGCATCGTCGCGGAGACGGCCGCGGCCGTCGCGTTCGCCGGCTATCCCACCGGTACAGACGTCCCACGTCCCGCCGGTGGCACGACCGCACGGCCCGGTAGCGGCTCGAGTGCTCGGCCCAGTAGCGGACTGACTCTGCGTCCCTTCTCCGCCTACCCGTAGGAGGAGGACCTGTGACCAGAGAGACCGTGGTCGCCGCCGGTCGGGCGTTCCTCGCCGTCTCCGGTGCCCTCGCCGATACGTGCATCATCGAACGGGTCTCGGGTGAGTCGACGAACCAGACCACCGGCAAGGTGACCAAGACGTACGCGACGGTCTACACAGGTGCGTGCCGGGTGCAGGCGGCGAGCGCGAACTGGGCCGGCCCGGGCGAACTGGCCGAAGCCGCCATCCGGCGAGCATCGTCCGAGCTCCAGGTCCCGGTGGTGGGTACCGAAGGGTTGAAGATCGACGACCGGGTGACGATCCTGACCTGCGTCTTCGACGCCGACCTGGTGGGTCGGCAGTTCACCCTGACCGGGGAGTCGCGGAAGTCGAACGCGACTACCCGGAAGCTGCCTCTACTTGAGGTGCTTTCGTAACCAACTGATCCATCGCTCGGATCGTGGCGATGCGCTGCACCCACGAGGCCCTGATCCTGGCGTCGCCCTCGCCGGAGTCGAGCTTTGCCTGTAGCCACACGAGAGGTTCTGTCGCAGCCGAGCAGTCCCTGATCTTTCCGGCGACGACCTCTCCATATGGCAGTCCGCAGCCGTTGCGGCACAGCACGGTCGGGTCCTGCCAGTTGTCGTCGAGGGTGAATCCGTGGGCGAGCCGGTCTGTCCGGTCGTCTCCATCCTCGCCGTCGTCAACCCACGGCGTCCGCGCCGGTTGCTCCGCCGCATGGGCGAGCGCGTGCTCGCGTCGTCGCTTCGCCTCACCCACTGGTCTCGCCTCGGTACTTGGCCAGCACTTCGCGTACCCGCTCCTCGGACCAGTCGCCGGAGTCCCACCACTCCACCGCATGCCACACGTCGAAGAGTCGCCGCACCCGTACCTCGGCGCGGATCTTCCATTGTCGAAGCATGACCAGAAGCTCTTCGGTCTCCCGGGCCGCGTCCTCGGCCCAGCCAAGCCCCGCGAGACGGTCGGCCATGTCTTGCAGGTCCGTCTCCTTGCCGAGGAGATCAGCCAGGTCGTCGTACATCGACGCGAGGTAGTTATAGCTTCCACCGCTCATGCCCAACACCGTACGCCGGGAGGTGTCATGGGCCTCCGCGTCAACGGCATGGACAAGTGGATCGAAGTCTTGGAGACCCTCCCCGAGCGGGCACCGAAGGCGTTCGCCGATGTGGTGAAGCGCGGCGGAGTGCAGATCAAGAAGGACTGGCAGGCACGCTGGCGCGCGGCCTCCCACCCGAAGGGCCACATCCCCCACCTGATCCGCAACCTCGGGTTCGACGAGTCCCGCAGCGGTTGGACGTTCACCGCGACCATCGGCGTCCAGTCCGGCCGGATGCAAACCCGCCTCGCGTCGATCATCGAGTACGGCTCGCTCACGTCCGCTCCCCACCCGGGCGGCATCCCGTCGCTTGAGGCCGAGGCGCCGAAGACGGAGTACTGGGCCGGCAAGGTCGCTGTCGACCTCCTCGAAGAGGCCAAGGAAGTCCACGTTCCGGTGCCGCCCGGATGACCACCGACTTCCTGGAGGAGATCCACGCACAGGTGGGTCTGGTTGCTTTGCGGGCCAACCCGAACCTCGTCGCCCCCAACGGGTTCGTGTTCGACGGCGTCGTTGTGAGCCCGACTCCGGATCCGCCGTGGGTGATGGTCTACACCGCCGTCGCCTGGCCGCGTGACGGACTCGGCACTTCCCTATCGGCGCAGCAGGTCACCGTCACCACCACCTACACCTGCCATTGCGTGGGCCTGTCCACCACCGGCGCGCGGGCGGTGCAGATGCAGGTCCGTTCGACGTTGCTCAACTTCCGGCCGTCGATCGCCGGCCGGAACTGCTCGCCGATCAAGCAGGACGACTCGCAGGTCCCCGAACGGGACGAGTCCCTCGGCCGGCTCGTCGTCGACGCCGTCTCGGTCTTTTCCTTCACCTCGACCGGCTAGTCCCATCCATCCACATAGGAGGCCCGCCCGATGACACTTCAGGCTTCACAGACGGTGGCGGTGCCCTCCAGTGGCGCCTTCACCACACCCGCAGCGCTGACACCGGCGGCGACGGACACGATCAGCCAGGACTCGTTCGGGCCCAACGGACTCATCATGTTCGTGGTCACCACCGGCACGGCCACCAACGTAACGGTGCTCGATCCGACGCTCACCGACATGAACTATGCGGGCACCGTCCCGTCGCTGGCTGGGACGGCCACCGGGCATCGCGCGGTGCAGATCCCCAAGTCCGCCATCAACCCCGCCACCGGGGTCGCCAGCGTCACTTTCTCCGGTGCGCTCACCGGGGTTTCCTACTACCTGATTCGCATCTGATGTTCGCCGTGGTCCGGCATCCGGACATCGCAGAGCCCGGCATCGTCCCGCAGGGCGCCATCGACCTTCTCGTCGTCAACGGCTGGTACCGGGTCTCCGACTGGCGACCCCAACCGTCCGACTTCCACCTTCCCGACTTCACGGCCGCCACCAAGGCGGCCGTTTTCGTATGCGCACCTGAATCCGAACCGGAGCCCGAGCAGGTTCCGTCCGACGAGACGACCGAGGAGAACTGATGGCTGTCGTCATCATGGACGGCCGGGTCCGCGCCTACTGGCTGACGGCCACACCATCCAACCTGGCCCTGCCCACCACCACCGAACTCAACGCCGGCACCAACATCGGCATCTACATCCGGCCCGACGGGTTGGACATCGGCATGGACACCGGCGAGGTCGACGTCGGCAACGTCACCTCGACGTTCACCCTGATGCGGGTCGGGCGGCGCAAGCCCACCGTGTCGCTCGGGTTCCACCACGACGCCACCACCGGCTCGACCGACCCGGCGTGGACGCTGCTCCTGTACCGGGCCACCGGAGTTCTCGCCGTCCGGACCGGCGTCGACTCGACCACCGCATGGACCACCGGCCAGGGCGCGGGTGGTACGACCGGCGGGCTGATGATGATCCCGCTCGAATGCGGCGAGTTCAGCCCATCCAAGCCCGGTCCGGACACCAGTTGGGACTTCGACGTGCCGACCAAGGTCTACCAGGACCCGCAGTGGCGCGCGGTGGTGGCGTAGTGACCCGCACCTTCGACGACATCAAGAAGCTGGCGTCCCGGCCCACCGACGTCGTGTCCCTGTGCCTGGCCGGCGAACTCGTTGAGGAACATGCCCGCCTCGAACGCGCACTCGCGTCGGCACTGCCAGCAACCAGCGTCGGCGAGGCCTCGCCGAAACGGGCTATCGCCGAACAGATCCTCGCCGTACAGGAGCAGATGGCCGAAGCGACCGTCGACTTCCACCTTCGGGCGCTGCCAGCCCGGCAGTGGAACCTGTTCTGGATCGGCCGACCCGAACGCGGCGAGGACGAGACCGCTGAGGACTACGAGCCGCGCCTGTTCACGTGGCAGGCGGAGATGGTGTCCCGGACCTGCGTCGAACCGGAGATGACCGTCGAGCAGGTCGGCGATCTGGTCGACCTGCTCCATGCCTACTCCTGGACGGTCCTCGCCACTCGGGTCACCGTCCTGAACATGGGCGAGGTTGACGTCCCAAACTCCGAAGCCGCCTCCGCTCTGATCGGGAACTCCGAGCAGACGTAGAGGCGGCACACACCGCTGGTGTGCCCTATACCGAGTTCAGGGGCGGCCAGGCCGTCAGCGAAACCAGCTACGAGTACGAGGACGGCGTGCTGGTCCGGTCGGTGACCGTGTCGGAGCCGCGGTGGACGGATCTCGACCGCGGGCTGCTGTTGGCGCTGTTGGCCGAGCGGGCCGACAAGTGTTCCGAGTGCAGTCACCCGATGTCGCTGTGCCGGGACCCGAAGCGCATCGGCGACTGGGAGGTCGTGCAGGACATCTGCCACCCGACGCTCATCGCCCAGGTGAAGGCCGAGGAGCTCGCGAAGCACAAGCGCCGTGGCGTCGTGCTAGCCACGAGGAACAAGCGACGGTGACGGGAGGCGTCCATGGCACGTCGGATCGCCGTCAATCTTGATCTGGACGCTAAGGACTACATCGCCACAGCGGTGACGGCCAAGAAGGAGACCAGTTCCCTCAACCACGAGATGGACCAGCTCGACCGGGCCGTCGACAAGGTTGAGCGGGATATGGCCGAGTTGGCCGGAAGTGCTGCGGTTGCGGCACGTCAGGTCGACAACCTCGGCGACCAGGCCCGCCAGGCTGGGACGTCGATGACCGCATTGGACGCCCGGATCAAAGCCACCCGCCTGTCGGTGCGGGAACTCGGCCTGGAGTTCGCACGCACGGGTGATGCCGCGGATGGTCGAGCGTTCAACCAGGAGAAGTCCCTCCTCGGCCGGCTGGAGCGACTGAAGAAAACCCTCCAGGGAATCACCCCGGAGGGTGGGGTACCCAACATCCCCCGGGTCGCGGCAGGAGCCGGCGGCATCGGCCGGATCACCTTCACCAACCCGTACCTGCTGGCCGGCGCGGCCGCACTGGTGGCCGCCGCGGCACCGGGTATCGGTGCGGTGATCGGCGGCCTGCTGGCAGGTTCGATCGGCACCATGGGCGTTGTGGGTGGCCTAGTGGCCGCCGCGCACGACCCGCGGGTGAAGACCGAGGCGGCGTACGTCGGTGACGTGATCGCGACGGAGTTCTTCCGCACCGGTGACGCGTTCGTCGAGCCGGCGCTGAGCGGGCTGAACATCATCAGGGAGGCTTTCCTCGGACTGAAACTGCCGGAGGCGTTCGCGAAGGTCGCCCCGTCAGTGGAGATCATCGCAGGTGGTATCGCCGCGCTGGCGACGAACACCATGCCGGGGCTGAACAAGGCGTTCTCCCGCATGACCCCGTACGCGAACGCGGCGGCGCAAGGGTTCTCGAACATGGGCTCCAGCCTGTCGAGGTTCCTGGATGACGTGACGGCCAGCCCTGGCACGTTGGAGGGGTTGAAGTTCGCCTTCAACCTGACCAACAACGCCATCGTCATCCTGGGCGCTTCGATCAAGTTCCTATCGAACGAGTTCCACAACTTCATGTTCGTGCTTCACGACGTATCCGGTGGCCTCGGCCAGATCCTCGCCGGACCCTTCGGCGCTGTGGTGCTTGCGTGGCTTCACAAGACCACCGGCGAGCTGATGGAGGTCAACAACGCAGCTGGGGCCGCCGGAAATGCCGTCGCCCATGCTGCTGCCGGCGTCGGCGTTTTCGGTGAGGCCGCCGACGGGGCCGCGACAGCAACGGCGATGCTCAACACCCAACTGAACAAGGTGTACGAGACGTTTCTGCTCCTCGAGGGTGATGAGGTCGCGGTGGAGGCGGCCATGGACGCCCTGTCGGACTCGCTGGAGGAGAACGGCATCACGTTCGACAAGGCCACTGAAGCTGGTCGGGCGAACGTCACCAACTTGTTGTCCATCGCCCAGAACGCCCGCGACACCATCTCCGACATGATCGCGCACGGCAAGTCGGTCGAGGAGGTCAACGCCAAGTATGAGCAGTTCCGGCAGGAGCTGTACGACACGTTCATCCAGGCTGGCGCGACGGCCGCGGAGGCGCAGGCGCTGGTCGACAAGTGGCTCGGCCTGGAGGCACTGAAGAACATTGAGTTGCAGGTCACCATCCACCAGGACACCTACCGCAGGACATTCGGGCCGTCGCCGGATGTGTCGTGGGGCGGCGGTATGCAAGAGTTCGCCGAGGGCGGCATGGTGCAGGGCCCGCCCGGCTCAGCCCAGATGATCCTGGCGCACGCGGGTGAACAGGTGCTGACACAGCAACAGCAGGCGCAGCAGTGGCGCGGTGGCGGTTCGTACGGCGGTGGCGGCCAGACGGTGCATCGGGTCGATCTCGTCCTCAATGGACGGACGATCAAGGAGATCATGATCTCCGACGCGACGGGCCGGAACGTGTCCCCGGTCGAGATCCGGGCGGCGTACCCGTGACGTGGGAGAACCGGCTGACGCTCGAGGTGAGCAGCGCGGACCCGGACGCTGATACGCCCGTGTGGGTCGATCTGACGCTGCGGATCCGGGACATCTCCCAGTCGATCGAAGTCAACATCGGCCGGCAGGACGACCTCGAAGGCAGCAGTCCCACCGTGTTCACCCTGCTGCTGGACAACTCCGACGACGCGTTGACCTACGGCAACACGACCTCGCCGTACGCATCCTGGTGGGGGCCCGGTCGGAAGGGCCGCCTGCGAGACACCGTGAACGGCATGGTCATCGACATCGCCACCGGCTACCTGCAGATGCCCACCGAGGTCCTGTCGTTGGTGGCCGTGGAGCACCGGGTCACGCTGTCCTTTGTGGACAGGCTGGGTCGGATGGCCAGCGGCGAGACGTTCGTCTCGACCCTGGCCGCGCACATCAACTTCATCGGCGGCCCGGTCCTTCGGCGGTACTGGCCCTGCACAGAGAACGGGCGCGAGTTCTTCAACATCAAACGGTCGGACGGCCTGGCACCGGTCAAGCAGGTGTTCGGACAGGCGTCGGTGTCGTTCGCCTCGCCGGTCCGCGACGGCGTCACCTCCTTCACTCCACAGGGGGCCTCGCCGGTCGGCGTTGACGATGCCCGGCTGCCGCTTCTGGCGGCCACCAACGCGCCGAACGGATCCGGGAACCAAGTGGCGGTTCCCAACGACTTCCGCGCCGACGGCTCGTTCTCGACCGTGCTCGGTGCGGGGAAGGTCGTCACCGCGATCGGCTGGTACTACCCGACCCTGCCGTCAGCGAAGAATGCCGTGCTGTTGCTCAGCATCTCCGACACACTCACGACCGCCACGGTGCGCACCAACGACTTCGCCGGCACCTTGGTCCTCGAGGCTCTCGGGACGTTGACGTCCCTGATCAACGGCCCGGTCCTGCCTGACCAAGCCTGGGTGCCGATCGGCATTCGGTACGGCTGGGACACGGCCACCGTCGAGCTGTGGGTGGGTAGGAATCGGTACCCGGGTGTGCTCGCCGGAGTCCCCGGCGGCGGCCCGAACGCCCTCGGCTCAACCACGCGCGTGTGCACCTTCTACGCCGGCGGGTTCGGCCACATCCAGCATTACATCTCGGACCCGACCGAGTTCACGTTCCAGCACTTTTTGGACCAGCAGACAGCCGCGGCGACCTGCCTAGAGCGACAACTGACCGGGGATCGGATCCGGACGATGGCCGCCTATGCGGGGTTGCCGGCCGTCGAATACACCAACACGGTCGACCCGGGCACGTCGCCGATGCAGTTGGTTTCCCTTGCCGGCCGGACCGCAGTCGAAGTGATGCGTGAAGCCGAGGTCACCGAGCAGGGCCTGCTCCACACCGACCCGTCCGGCCGAGTCGTGTTCCGCGACAGACGAAGCCTCTACAACATCTGAAGGAGCGCCGTGCAGGGCTACACGTACACCGAGGCCATCGCCACCATGCAGGTGGCCGGCCCGACGCTGACTGCCTCAACCTCGGCCACGTCGCTGCTCGACGGTCAGGCCAAGGCGACGCTGAAGCCCGGCTTCTTCGACCGTCGAGGCAAGGCGGCGTTGATCAAGTTCGCCGGCCAGCTCGGCAACATCGTCACCACGCCCGGGACGCTGACGATCGACGTCCGCATGGGGCCGACGAGCAACATCACCGTGTTCAACGGCGGCGCCATGCAGCTGTCCTCGACCGCGCACACGACTCTGCCGTTCGTGGGCGAGATCCTGTTGACGTGTCGGGCGGTCGGCAACGGCACCAGCGCAAACCTGATGGGCCAAGGCGTCATGACCGCGCAGGCGTTGAGCCTCACCGCGGTCGCCGACTCGACCACCACGCCAGCTACGTTGCTGCTGCCCAACACCACCCCGGCCGTCGGGACCGGCTTCGACTCGACAGTCGCCATGGTGGTCGACCTGTTCGGCACGTTCTCCCTCAACAACGCCAACGCGATCACCGTTCAGCAGTACTGGCTCTTCGAGATCAACTAAGCGATGCCGGGACCGCTGTACCGCCGGCCATTCGAACGGCCCGGCCGGACGCCGGGCGGTGGATCGGCAGCGTGGACGGTCACCCCCAAGGGCGGACTTCCGCTGCCTCCGGTGGAGATTCCGTTCTCGTGGATCTCCGACCCGATCGTACGAAAACCCACTACTGCAATCACCAAGGCGCAGGTTTCCCAGGCCGGAGGCACGACGTCCTACTCGTCCGCATCGGCAGCGCTGGTGCGCCAGTTCGGCGCCAATTCCGCCGTGGTGTCGCTGTCGAATGCCTCCGACGCGGACCAGATGAACCTGGCCGTCTTCTTCACCACCTACCAGGCAACCCCGCGTCCCCGTCAGCCGCTGTTGACGCTGAATCTGTTCTCCCGCACCGAAGCCGAGGCAGATCTAATCCTGGCCGTGCCCCTCGCCGCCCGGGTCCGCGTCACCGGAGCTCCGGCCGCCACACCGCCCGGAGCACTCAACTTCACGCTCCAGGGCATCCGCCATGTCATGGGCGTTGAGGTTCGCACCGTCACCTGGTCAACGGCGGCGCTCATCGGTACCACCACCACCGCACCCGGTCTGTGGTTCCGGTTGGGCACCTCAACGCTCGGCGGGTCCGACCTTGTTCCGTTCTAAGGAGCTGACCCGTGCCCGTCGTTCCCGATAGCAAAACGTTCGTCAACGGCATCCTCGACTCGTCGGACCTGAACCCCTACGTCCGCGACGTGCTCCGGTTCCTGCTCAACAAACCGGTCGCCGAGCTTTACCAGAAGGC